TTTAATATCTTCTTCTAACTCTTTAGGAATACCACCATCTATTAATTCTACGGTTTGAATAGGTACGGAATGTTTTTCTGCTATTTCTTCATAACTTTTACCTTTCTCTAATAGTTGTTTTATTTCCTTTCTCGGCACATAAGTTAGTTTGTCATAAACTTCTGCTATTTCTTCATAACTTTTACCTTCCTCTAATAACTCTTTTACCTTTTGTTTTAATTCCATAATATTATTATTAAATTTAAAAATATTTAAGTGTTTATATCCATATATCATTTAATGAATTATAATTATAAACAAAACGAAGTTGGTATCAAGTTTGGTAAAAACAGTAAAGTCGGTTTCGATAAATATGAATGGGTAGAATTAAATGATAAAGAAATAAAAAACATTATAGATAAAACCATATCTATAAATATGGAGATATGGTCTTCAATACCAGAAGAACACGATGGTAAATTTATACCAAAAGAAACCATATTTGATGCATGTTCTATAAATACTTTTACATTATTAAAAAATAAATTAAATAAAAAAATCTATGAAAAACAACAAAAAGGTTTTGGTAAGAGGGATAATAATGGAAATAGCTCGTATCAAAGATGAAAAAATAAAAGAAATAAAAAGGTGATTTGGTTTGATTGAATTTGAAGGAAAACTAACTGATATAGGACATAGTAGGTTAAATAATATTGCTGGTTTGTTAGATAAACTTTTTGAAAATACTAGATTAATATTTAGTAAAGATTCTATACGGATAATACAATCTGATAGACCGAATATAGTTTTTGTAGATATAGAGTTGGATTATGAAATTATGTTTGAACAAGAAACATTTAATACAGATACTGAAAATATAGAAGTTTTTGTAGCATCTAAAAATTTCAAAAATATGTTACAATCCGTAACTAATCCTGTTTTAAAAATCAAAAATGATTGTATTATACTTGAAGGTATAAATAATACATATAAATTGAAAAGATTTTCTAACCAAAATATTGATACACCAGATGTTAGCAAATTGGAACACGATAAAATAATAGAAATTGATGGTAACGAATTGTTTAGAGCTGTTAGAGATGCTGATAATGTCGGTAATACTTTAAAAATAAAATTTGAAGATGGTTCTCTATTATGCGAATCTAAAGAGGGTATTAACGAATTTATTAGAACATTTAGAGATGTGGAAGTGGTTAAAAATGAAGGCGAAGAAAATATAGAAGCATTATATCCAATAGAATATCTCAAAAAAATCAAAAATATAGGTCAAGAAAAAATGAAATTGTACCTTAAAAACAAATATCCGTTACGGATTTCTTTAGGTAAATCTAATATATATCTAGCACCACGTGTAGACGATTAATATGATTTATAATATTCAAACAGGTATACCCATATTTGTTATTATCATATCCACATTTCTATTTTTTATCAAAAAACGATTAAAAAATACAGATAATAAAGAACAAGGTAAAAGTAAAAATAATATACAAGAATTACAACGAAAAGCAGATGAAGCTAAAAAGGTTAGAGATTTAGAAAAATATAATGAATATGTTAGACAGATGACCGAAGGACATGATATAATAGGTGATATTTTTAAACAATTATTAGCTATACCTATTACACTTTTAGTTATTTTACCTATGTTTATTTTTGTTTTCCCTTATATGTATGAAACAGAAATAGATAACGAACGAATAAATGCTTCTGAAGGTGATATTGTTGTATATAATGGTTATAGATACCTTGTATCAAATAAATATAATAATACACTCGAATTGTCTATGGTAGCTTTTGAATTACCCATATCTTTACCGTTAATAAATTATACTATGGGTTGGTTTTCTTATTATATCTTATTAACTATCACATATAGACATTTTATTTTAAAGAAGATATACAAAAAATTTAAATCCTAATCAATATCAATAATATTAGCTTCTATTAATATATCTATATATTTTTTTAATGTCACTTCGGTTATACCAAAAATATTTTTATATTTTCTAATAATAGGTTTTTCTTCCACAGTTTCTATACCTTCATTTAATATAAATATTAATGCTAAACCTATACCTAACCTATTACTTCCTTCAAACTTTTCTTCGATAACATCAATTTTATCTAAAGCATCATTCAAAACATCTTTACTAACAAAACTATTTTTACAAATATATTTTAACAACCTAATTAATCCTTTTCTCCAATCCCCTTTTTCTGTTATATTACTATGACTATTCATCGAATCTATCAATCTTAACCTTTTATCTCTATTATTTTCATATATGCTATCAAACATGTATATCACTTAAAATCGTCAGGCACATCTTCATAGGGTATAACTTCCCATGTTAAATCGTGCTTCTTTTTTATACATTCCCAATTTTCTAAATCTTCCATATATTCTTTGATAGTGCCTTTTGATGATACACCTAATTCCTTTTGGATTAACATACGCATTTCCTTAAAAATAATTATATCGCCTTCTATGAATTTATCATATATGGCGTTGATTATCGTTTTCATACGTTCTTCAAAATTTACCATATTAATCATTACCCCCTTCAGTTTTTTCAAAAAATGTTTCCATTTTTTCTACGATTTTTATTAATCGGTCATACAAACTTTCCCAATCTATATCTGTTTGTGGTTGTCCTATGGTTGTTATTGTAAAAGAACCTGTTTGTTTATCATACGCTATTGTTGTAGCTATTACTTTACTGCTATATGTTATCAGATTACAAGTTAGTGGCTCATATTCCATCAATATTTTTGATTTGTTATCTGTTAGTGGTGATTCGCTGAATATTACATATACATCGGAAACTTCTGTATCCACAATTCGCATACTTATATAATAGAGTTAAAATATTTAAATGTTCAAACTTAATTAAACACATGAGAATTACTATTGATATAGATACTCGCAATAAACTAATATTATTATGGAAGATTTTTAAAGGAACTATATTATTAGAACAATTCCCCGATGAAATTAAATCTAGTGCTTCTGGGAGAGGGTATCACCTGATTTGGTATAACCAATTTTTAGAACAAAATATAACAGAAGCTTTTAATAATATGATAAAATATAGAAAATTAATAGGTGACGATAAAAATCGTATTAGATTGGATATGCTAACACCACATAGAGTACCACAAATTATGTTTACTGATAAAGAGTTTATCAATCTAAAAAATAAACGAGGTGAAAATTGATTATGAAAATTGGAAATGATGATAACAAAAAACAAGAAGTTATCAATCAATACATGGATTCTATTATGGCTACGATAGACAAACAAAGACAGGAAAAAGGGTCGTTAAACGATTTAGATGATGATGATTACAAAATTATCGATAAAGAGATAATTGAATCATTCTTTTCATTCGATAAAGAAGAACAGAAATATCTTGTAGTATATCTTACAGATATGACGGTCGAATTATTGATGCGTAGTGCATTAGAACGCCAAAAACAAAAAGAAAAATAGAAATAAATTTAACGATTTAAATGGCACGATTAGATGAATTTACAGAAGATGATTTTGAAAGAAAAATAGAAGATAGTTCCGAAGACGAATTAAAAGAAGCTTTGGCAAAACGTAGTTTTTATAGAAATAGTAGGGTTAGAATGTATTATTCTAATACCTATACAGAATCACAAACACCTACACCTTTTTGTGAAGTTAGAGTTTGGTCAATCAGTGAATATAGAGATGATGAAGCACAAAAGAAATTAAAACAAGCGTTAGACCATATAGAAGATTTTTATCTCGATTCTATTTCTGATTATGCTAAACAATGGGGTGTAGTAGTTAGTGAAGATTTAACAGAACAACAAACACTTGATGAAGAATTTGCTAGAAAACCTAAAGATATGGCTGGTGTATATAAACCTGCTAAAATAGACCAAACCGTTATTAATAATGTTTTTATTGATGATATTGAAGATGTTAGCCAATATAAAATATTAGGTCGTGAAGATAATGTACGTATCGATGGACAAGAAGCATTAATATCATTTTTAAGAACAGGTCTACCTAAATCTGATTGGAATTTAAATGAGATTTTTAGATATGTATGTTTTTTTGACCAAACAGGTTATCCTGCTTATGAATATGTAGAATCAGATGTAAATTTACAAAAATATAGATTACCACAACCTATCGGTGATAGAAGAAAATATGATGTTTTCCCTACACCATTTAAAGCATGGAAGAAACGTAAAGAACGGTTGGAAGATAAACAAAGAAGAAGAAAGATAGTTTCTGCAGTATTTGAAGATAAAACAGGTGAACGGTTTACTGATAAACACACAACTAGTTTTTATACTGATAGATGGGGTAATCCGAGAGTGGCTGTATATAAAAAAGGTGAAGTTGGTCAAGTGACTAGTTGGAAACCATCAGCTTTCAAAGTTTATGAAGAAATATTAGAAAAAGAGAAAGAAAAAAGAGAAAAAGAAGAAGAACACTTTTTCGACTAAAACTTTATATATAACAAACCCTCATATAACTACACGTGATAAAAAATGCCTAAAAATTGTGACCAAAACGATTTTAGAACAATGAATGCTATAATAGATGAAGTCCATTACGATAAAAAAGATGGTAATTGCGAATTGCTTAATAATACACCACTATCTAATCAAATACATATCATGTTAAAACCTGTAGATAAAGATTGGAAGCGACAACATTGGTTTATATATGATTCACGTTATAAAACTAGTAGCTGTTGGCAAATAATTAAACAGTTTGCCGATTTAGGTATCATAGATTTTGATGAATTACCTGAAGGTAATGAAAAAATATTTAAACAGATACAGGAAGAAGCCGAAGGTTCTGTATTTCAATTTGAAGAAAGGATGATAGGTAAATCTACACGTAAAAATTGGTATCCTGTTAAAAAATTATAGTGATTGATTATGGATATGAAAGAAACATTAAAAAAATTAAGAGAAGATAGAATAGTTTTCATAACTAAAGACTTGAAAGAATATACTGATGAAAATATACATAGTATTAAATTATCTAATTATATAAAACAACATATACAAAATAACGATAAACCAAGAATAGAAATAATAACCACTAGTTCTGACGGTTCTAAAGTTTATTGTTTTAAAGACTATTTCAATATACAAATACCTTACTTTAACGAAGCTTTAGATGTTGTCCGTTTCAAGAAGTTTATGAACGCTAATCAAGATTTGTTTGAAAAAATAATTAAAGAAAAATTTAGAGATAATGATATATCCCTTAATGACGAATTTCTGTTAGATATTGATGATGAAGGTAATCTGATAGCAAAAATTCAAAAAAGAGTGAGGTTATGATTTCAGATTTTGATTTAACATCTAATCAAATAAAACTACTAATGGCAATGGATAAAGAAAACGGTATCACTAGAAAAAGACAACAAGAATTAGGTATATACACTACAAAAACGTGGTTTTATTATCAAAAAACACAACTATTAGATTATGGATTAATCAAAGTTACTGAAGTTAAAGATACTAATGAAAAAGTTTATAGTCTCACAGAAAAAGGGGCTGAAGTAGTTCATTATGTTAAAAAAATCTTAAAAAAAATTGAAGGTGATGTATAATTTCATTAAAAGAAAGATTAGAATCGGAAAATACAACCGAAGGTAAATTTTTATTGTTTAATACTGCTCATGATTGTCAATTAGTGGATGGTAAAATTGTAGACGGTGTCGCACATGTCGGTAATAAAGATTTTATTGTCGATACGACCGAACCATTAATATTAAGAAAAAAGAACCCTAAAATATTACAACTACTTGGTGATAAATACAAATTCTTCCCACTTTATTTTGTTAAATGGGATAATAATGAACCAATCACATTAAAAAATATACAAAATATTGAAGAAATTGATATAAAACAAGATACTTTAAAACCCGAATTGGTTAGAAAACTTGCAGAAACACGTGTTTTACAGGGTTTATTCCATCAAGGAGATTCTGGTATTTTTAGTGGTAAAAGTAAAAGCACTATTATGTATGTAATTGTAGTATTGATAGGTATTTTCTTATATCTATATATGTTTACAGATGTAATATAGGTGATGTATATCAAAAATAAAAACGAAAACGAAGATAAAGAAAGAGAACAAATAGATATTGATATAGATGAAGAATTTGAACAACAATTAAAAGAACTAATGAAAAAACATGGCGAAAATGAAACTGACTTATTTCAAGATATACAAAAATCACATTTACTAAAAACAGTAGCTACTATAACTTTTATGAAGTATAAGAAAACTATCATATTTACTATGATAATCTTGTTTTCATTATTATTATTGATTAGTTTAAATCTTATTTAAATAAAGAGGTGAGTTTATGGCTTTTAAAGAAGCACAATCAGCCGATGCTGAAGATGTTTATGGTAAAGATGAAGCTTTTGCAAAAATGTTGATGGAACTTTTGAGAACACAAAACCCTAAAATGTTTTCGGAAGTTTATCAAGGTGAAATAACTTTACTAACAGGTGTAGGTATTGTTAAAAATTTATTACAATCTGAAATACTTGAAACAACTATCAAAGAATTTTTAGAATATAGAGTATCTTTAGATAGAAAAGGTCGTGATGAAATAGTCAGTTTAGCAATGTTAGGTGGAAATAGTGGTAGGTCATCAAAAGGTAAATCGGGTATCAAATCCATATTGGCTGGATTAAGATAGGTGATTTTTATTAAACGTGATAAAAATTTTATAGAACAATTAGAAGAAGCAGTACAAAAAGATGAAACTAAGAAAAAAGGTAGAGAAGATTATGAAGAAGTAAAACAACTTATGTCGTGGTTAGAAGAAGCACTATATAATAAAGAACAGAGAGATAAACATACAAAATCAAAGTATTTTTAAAAAAAAGGTGTTGTTAGAATGATTGTAGAAGTAGAAGGAAATAAAGAAGCTTTAATTATAGTTTTAAGTGATTTTATCGAAAAAACCAATAAAGCGTTTACTAACGAAGAACAAATAGGTTCACTTAAAGAAGAAATTAAAGAAAACATTGAAAAAAGTTTGCTAAATAGTGTAACATTTGGTAAAATAGGTGATTTAGTATTACAGGAATTTAATAATATCAATTTTGATAAATTAAGAATATCTTTAGTAGAAACTAGTAACGGTTACGTTATAAAACCACCTGTTAATGATAGAAGTATGGGTAATGCCATGTTTACTAAAATAACTAAACCCTTAATGAAAGATGTACATGATAGTGTTAAAGAATTTTTAAATGAAGTTAAATATTGTGCTGATTGTAAAATTAGTGATACCGAAAATGATGAATGTGAAGAATGTGGTAAAAAACTTAAAGAAGTAGACTATGAGTTATATTAAATTGTGTAGTAAAGAAGGGTTTGAATTACCAGAAGATGTAAAGACAGATAGTGAAATTTTTTGTTTGAAAGAAGATACACCTGTAATTAGAAAGATTAAAAGTATCGAATTTAAAAAAGTGGATAAATTATACCGTATAACATTTATGAATAAACGGTGGGATACTCTATTTGTTAGACCCGATGAACAATTTTTAACTTATAATAATCAAACTTCTAGTAACCGTATCAGAAACAGAAAAATTAAAAACGTTAAAGAAAAATTTAGATTTATTATACCTTATATCGAATCTTTTGATAATTATGGTGATAGATTTTTTGAAAATTTTAATAAACTTGAAGCCGAATTTATATTTCCGATTGTCAAAAATATTATTGAACTAGATTTTGATAAACCTAATGAATTTCGTAGAAAAATTATTTCACTTAATAAAAGAAAACATGAAGAAGTAGATAAAATAATGGCTAATATAAAAGAATATACTAAAATACATAATATCATTAACTCTATAATAAATTTTAAAAATAGTTATCCGTTTATAGAAACTGAAGATGATTTACCTGTAATAACATCCGTAGGTACTATGAAAACCATTATCAAAAAAGATAAAGAAACCGAAGGTGATATATCTGAAAAAAGTTAAACGTTATTCAAATGATGGTAGAATATTAAAAAGATTAGATGAAAAAGGACGTAAAACATTATACGAATTAAGAGATGAATTGGGTATGACTATGGCATTAGTTAGAAAACGTTGTAGAAAATTATTATTGGCTGGACTTATTAAAAAAGAGAAGAAAATACATATAGATTTTACTGACGGTGTTTCTAATAGATATTTCACCATAACTGATAAAGGTAAAGATGTCTATGAAGATTATAAACAAACTATTGTTATATTAGATGATTGATATTTATGGTTTTAATGGCTGTAGTGGGAGAGTTGGGCAGTGGGAAGACGCTTGGTCTAACCAGATTAGCATGGATAAACCATTTTCAAAAGAAACGTAGAATATATAGTAATTATAAATTATATGGAATACCTTATACTTATGTTAATTCTTTAAAAGATTTAGAGATGATGGAAAACGGTACTTTTGTAGGTGATGAATTATGGGTATGGATGGAAGCTAGGTCTTCACAATCACAAATTAATAAAGTAACTTCTGATATTTTATTAAAAAGTAGAAAACGTGGTTTAACTTATATATTTTCTGCACAATCTTTAAGCCAAATCGATGTTAGAGTTCGTAATGTTATAGATTTTACTGTTTATCCTGTATTAAACCCAAAAGAAAATTTAGGAAAATTATTAATTTTTAATGGAAATAGACCTGATGAACATAACCTAATGCGAATATTAAGGTTTAGACCACCAAAAGTGTTTAAACAATATAATACCAGAGAAGAAATTACAGGATTAAAACAAAAAAGTGATAAACCTTTTGTTGAAACATGGAACAACGAACGTGATTTAGAAGAAGAACCTAATGACGATTTTGATATAATTTAGGTAAAGCACATTAACTTTTTCTTTATACAACCTTTATAAACATTTATTTTAATTGTTAATTATATCTCAATGTATCAATACAATATTATATTAACATATGATTTTCTAAACGGGGGTGAAAATAATGGAAGCTACCATTAAGAGATATCTTATGGCATTCATATCTATTGCAGTTATTGCTAGACTAATTCCTATCATTTCCGATGCAGTAGAAGTAGAAGGATTAGATGAAGCCGAACAAGGACTACTTAACCTTGTTGTGTTACTAGCAGTAGTTGGTGTGCTGATGCTGGCTGTAAGGTCGTTCTTCAAGTAAAGCCAACAATAATGGTGGTTTAACCACCACTATTTTTTTTATTTTTCTAAACGGGGGTGAAAATAATGGAACATAATATTAAAAAATATATTACAGCAGTTATTGTAATAGCAGTTGTTGCTAGAATAATTCCTGTTATTTCCGATGCAATAGACTTGGGTGAAGAAGTAGGTGATGCCGAACAAGGATTACTTAATTTAGTTATTCTATTAGCAGTAGTTGGTCTGTTATTGTATGCTGTAAGACACTTCTTCAAATAGAAGTTAGATGGGGTAAAACCCATTTTCCTTTTTTATTTATAGATATAAACTTTATAAACTTGTAAAGTAAAGATAATATATGGCATTTCCAAAAATATTAAAGTTAATGTTTTCCATTGTAACTAGTTTTATAGCTTATTATATTTTTATATATTTTATAGATGCTGACCTTCTATCAGCAGAACATGAACCATTCCCTGCTTTTTATATTATAGCTTTCATATTAGCTTTGATAGCTATGAATTGGTATATTTGGACAAAAGATGATGTAGAACCTGACCATTGGTGATATTTTATGAAAAATAAAGTAATATTATTTTCAATAACCTTTATGATTTCTATTATATTGTTTAGTACTACTTCTTATGCTTTTTTAGGTGTAATTGAAACTATAGATTCTTATATCGAATCCTTTAGTCGTTGGTTTGTGATGGGTCTATATAATATAATTAATCCTACTGCCGATGATATAAGTGTAACACATATTAGTGTTTTAGATAGAGTTGGTGAAGATATAGACGAACGTATGATAGGTATTATTGAAGAATCTGGTGATAGTTTCGGACATATATATAAAGAAGATATGCCAGAATTTGTGATTAATATATGGTTAGGTGGTAATTATGCAGAAGATGAAGAAGAAGCCGAAGATTTATTATTTCCTGTAGTTACTACTACTGACCCTCTTAATAACTTTTTTGTAGTATCTATAGATGAAGTCGGTGTAGGTATGGAAGAAGCTATTAGTTGTCAAGAAGCCGAAGAAGCTTTCCTTGATGGTTATTGGTGTACTTTAACAGTTTTATTAGAAGAAGATGTTAAA